CATGTGTAAACGTAAGATCAAATGTAGCTCCGTTAGAGTAGTTAAATGTAGAACTAGATCCGGTGTAAGCTACAGTAACTGTTAAGTGACCATTAGTGTTGTCATCTACATATTGCAAATACTGATCTGAAGAAGAGATTTTTAAACTAGGTACTACTGCAGTGAAAGCAGTTTTGTCATAGAATACTCTGTACTGCATACCGGTAATGTTCTCGGATGTAGAAGTATTATAGAAGTAAAGTGGAGCTACAGTCTGTCCGGCAGAAGATGTAGCAACTTGATAACCTGAATCAATCACAACCCAGTGGCCTGTGCCTGGACTTGTGCTAGCACTTTGTGCATAGGTTACTACTGCAAACAAAGTTGTTACTAATGAGGAGAATAATTTTTTCATTTTTTTATGTTATTTATAGCGTGTTCTGTGAGCCAAGGCTCTGGATTTTCTAATTTACTTATGAAGCTTAATTCATACATGTAGCAAAATGTCTCTTCTTTTTCGGGTATAAGTGCTATACCCAGTTTGGCTATATACAAGTGGAGACTCTCATGTATTAGCACTACAGCAATGTTGTTTATAGAGTTTAGTTTAATGTCATCTACAGCTATGTAGATATGTCCCAAACCATTCTCTAATAAACATGAAGAGTAGGGACTAATCATAAAAGATACCTGATGACAGTTTGTATCAAGCAGCTTATACTTAGCTATGTCTACTCTCTTTATAAGTTGAATTGCTGAATCAACTTTTAAATCCCAACCGTCCCCCGCTTTGTCAATTTTCATCTGACCAAAACAAGGGACGGCTAAGAATAATAAGAGGTTAACTAATAACCCCCTCATAATTTATTTAATGTCTTTAGACTCAATAAGAGTATAAGTGAAAGAGTTACCACCCAATGCCGCAGCCTTCTTACAGATAACCATGAATGCATCAAAGTCAGCAGACTTCTTAAACACTTGGCAACCTTCTGACCAGTTTTCAACGTAGGTAGAGTCTGCACCAGCTTTATGAATATTAATACCGAAGATGCCTTCTTGTATCTTGGACTCGTCATAGTTCATGTCTTTGTTAGCATCACGGTAAACTTTAACATTAGCCTTTTGCTTAAGGGCCTCATACTTACCTTGGTGCAATCCTACATGGTGTGAACCTGAGTATTGACCAGGTACCAAACGTGCAACACCTGCAGCGTTATGGAATTCTTTAACACCCTTAGTTCCTGGATCTGTAGTAGCAGGCCAGATTTTAAATTTCCACTCACCACCTTCTTTGTAAGAAAGGGTCAAGTGGTCGTCAAATACGTTAGTTACTTTAGTACCAGTAGAAGAGTTACGTACACCAATGATGTTTACGTTAAATTCTCCATTCTCAAAGTACTTATAACCTTTGGCTTTCATAGCAGCCTCAATTTGTTCTCTTGTGTAACTCATAGTTTATAGTTTATAATTTATAGTAAATAGTAAATTAATCTTTGCTAGGTGCTTCTGGCTTCTTCATGATTTTCTCGGCACTTGTAAGCCCAAGAGTGCCGAAAGCAAGCAATGCAACTGCATCCACTAAAGGAGTAGAAGGCGCAAAGTGTGCTTCAGTGAATGAGTTAGCGTACAATGTAGCGCATAGAGTTAATGTGCATAATAATCCGCACAAGCGTTTCATGGAGACAGAACCCTTCTCATCTTTGAAGAGTCCGCCAATAAAGTTTAATAGTTTCATAAAATTTTTATAGTTACCTTTTTTTATTTCTTAAAAATTTAATAATGTCTTCTATGGCCCACTTAGAAAGTAGGACAGTGAGAAAAACAGTTAAACTCACCAGCACAGTGATATCTGAAAGGATGTTCAAAGCAACTTCGGACTTTCATAAACGGTACTTAGGTGAGAAAAGGTTGGTTATGGGCAAAGATAAAACTTTAAAAAAATAAGTCAACTGCTTAACTATAAAACAAAAACCCCCAGATTTCTCTGAGGGTTTCAATAAATTACTTAATACTCTTTAATACTGATTAAAGTACTTCTGCGTCTGAAATTGGATAGACAGGGGTCTCATCAGACTCAGTAGCAATGTGCTCGTAGGTCTCCAAGTTAATTTGACCTTTACCGTAGGTCTCTTCAATCTTCTTGAAGAACTCAGTTTGCTCTTTGCTTACTTCTTTCATTACGTCCATTACTTGAGTCTTTACAGACTCCAAGTCAGACAATTGAAGTTCAATTTTACCCAAGTCCATAATTACGTTCTGGGTTTTTTGTTGGAAGCCTTTGATTGCTTCGATTTCTTGTTCGGTTAACTTAGTTGCCATAATATTGATTTAGTTGGTTTATACAAATATAATTCCTTTTGCTAGATTAATGACAATTTGTCTACGAGATTAAGCTTTTACTAAGCCCAATTCTGCGATAGCCCAATCAGAAATTACTGAATCATCAGTACCCCAAGTAGACACAATTGCTTCAGGAACGCTTAAGTTACCTTCTGTCAAAGTGGCACCTACGCTTACTACTTCTTCCCCTTCAGAGTCAGTGCTAGTAGTTTCACCTTTAATAGCCCAATACAAAGAAATAGTGCTAGGAAAAAGAGAGAAAGAAAGAACAGTTAAGTCTAAGTACTCACCAGTACCTTTACCAGGTACGTTTACGGAATTAATTTTTGTTGCCATAGGTATAAAAGAATTATATAATATTTATTTTACAGTTTAAATTTATAAAAATAAGTCAAGCACTAATTACACCGAACGAAGGTCAAAGTAAAGATAAGAAACGGCCAACAGCATACAAAAAGCCACGGCAGCAACAGGATTTTTACGGAATTCTGAAAAATTAACAGGAAGGGGATTAGCGGATATTTTCTTAGTCGCATTCATTTGCTATATAAATTAAAGTTGTATTATTTTTCTTTTGACCATTCAAACGATTGGTAATTGTACTATAAGCAATTCCGAGTTCTTTGGCCGCCTCTTTGACTGAACCCCACACTCTATTTGTTTTTGTACACATGACTTTTTTTGCCAAAGGATTAGCACTCCCAAACTTCCCCCAATTTGGGTTTCTTTCTCCAACCATCAGACCTTTGTGTCCTTCGCTGATATTTTTTCTTGCTTGGTCACTCATCTTTTTGCCACGCATTGGATGATTTGCAATTAGCCATTGACGAGTTTTTTCAATTCCTACGAGTGGCATTTTTCTTCCAGTCATATATTCACGCCTTTTTTGTTTGAACTCTTCAGACATCTTAATGCCCTTAAGCCGAATACTTTGTTTTTCCCTTACTTCATCCGTGACTATACGCCCCGGATTCCCTTCACCGCCATCAGTTAAATTGCACAATGTACCCTCACCCTTATCACTTCTACCATATAATTTAATAAATTCAATTTCTTTTTCTTTAGCCTCATCTAATGAAATATCCATCAAAACAATTTGAACTTTATAGTCAGTTTTTGCCACAATGTTAAACCACTTTTGATTCCTACGATGTTTATTGTATGCTCTGATAAATTTTTCATCGCTTCCAATACCAATATAGAATGGCACATTTTTATCAATTCTAATATGTCGATATAGGTAAGCCATTATTTTACGGGAAGAGCATTGGGTTTTACTTTCGGTGTTGTCATATCGGGAATGGTGGGGTTATAACTTCAAATTGTGTTGGTTGCCCTAAAATTGGAAGCAAAGAACCATCGTATATAATGTACCAAAATTGTGGTGTGTTCAATTCTGCAAACTGATAATCGCACCAATTTTGTGTAATATCATCAGGGGCGACGGGAATGCCGTAGTAAGCATCAGACAACTCACGAGCGTTGATTGCTTCTTGTTCGGTTTTAAATATATATCCAAGCATTATTATATAGCGTAAAAATTCTTAATATTAGTATTAATTGCTGAATTATTAGACACTTGATTTGTAGAATAAAATACAAATTCACTAATGTTGGCGTTTGCAAATGAAGTTGTACCCTTCCCTAAATTGAAAAAACTTTCAGTATTTGCAATTGTACTTAATTTGCCAGTTGCAGTTAAAACATTTGTATTATTTACATCTATAAAATCAGTTGTGCTATTTTTATACAATGTTAATAGTCGTAAAGATGTAGATGCTGTTATTGATTGTGTTAAATTATTAGTTACTTGAGATGTTCCAAATCGTGCATTAATTAAATTTTGTGCTAATGCTAAAAAAACCTGCCCCCAACTACCTGTTTCAGTAAAGTGATAAATACATTTAATTTCATTAGCAATAGATGTGTCCGTTGTTTGAACAACAGTATAAAAATGCAAGTTGGATAACCCATTCACCACAACGGTATTGGGCGATTGTAATGAATCATTAGCACCGTCAAATTTTGCACAAGGTTTTCCATTCTGCAAAAGTACACTTCCACTACTAACAATTTGAGGTTGATTTATAGCTGTTGTTTGCGTTGCATTTTTGCCGTTTCCACTTTGATCATACCAAGTTGTCACAAACCCATTATCTAATGCACCTGATCCCGTAAATGCAAGTAATGCGGTCGTATCTAATGCTCCCGATAAATTAAACCCAATATCCGCTTCAGCGTTATCACTTGATCTTCTTACTTTAATAGCACTATTTGTGTACGCTGCGGTTAATTGTCGCAAGGAATAAGCAACAGCAGCGTTTGGGTAGATATCAAGTAATCCCTCAAATGTTGCCCGACTACCAATTAGCCCCAACTGTGTAGGCAATTGCCCGGCAACCAACTTGTCACCAAACAACTTCTCATTAAAGCCACGCATTATCCCGAAGTCAGGCATCTCAATAATCTCCTTTTACTGCGAATATATTAACTCCAGCCGTGATGGCAACCGTTGTCCCCACTTTTACCACTTGACCTGCTTTCAACTGCAAATCAGAGTAAGCAGTCACAGCCCTTTGTGATGTCTGCGTAGTTGATGCGGTAATACCACTTAAAACAACTTCATCAAACAACTTGAAATTTGCACCACTTGAATCACTAATAAAGATTAGCACCAAAGTTCCTGCATTTGTTCCAGCAACCTTTGCCCCAATCTGCGTGATTTTCGTGCCGTTTGTTGCAGCAGTTAAAAGCGTGACGGTGTTTGTCATCGTTGCACCTGTTCGGTCGGTCGTTGCACCTGTTACCGTTGCGAATGCAAGTTCTGGTGATAGTGCGAATATGGGTGATGTATTTGCTGGCATTTTAGTAGTTATAGAATAAGTATAGATTACCACCCGTTGAAGGTGGAATGTTTAAGTTTGTCAAATTAGAACCGTCAACGGCTGGAAGTTTAGCAGATGCATCCAACTGAACCAATTGAGATGCTCCGTTGAATGTGTTTCCTTGCTTTGTAACGGCAGATGATAACCGTGAATCACTCAATGTACCACTTGCGATATTTGATGCGTTTGTGGTGTCTACATCGACAACATTGCTCAACCCCACTTGTGCTTTTGTGGTGGCGTGTGGGTTGCTTGTATTGGATGTGTGTGATGTAAGGGTTGAAAGGTTTGCGGTGATCTGTGCCTGTAACTTTCCGAACGCACTCAACACGGTATCAGTTGCAGAAATCACGGCATTGGTTGCCAATGACAAACCGGTCAACACAACTGCTCTAACTCTCGCTGCGGTGAAATACTCGTTTGTTCCCTCGCTTATGTCCGTTGTTGTCAATACAACTGCACCCGTCTTTGTGTTTACGGATTGGACATTACCAGCAGCATCTATTGTTAATGTATTTGAGGAGTCATTATAAGTCAGAGTAACATTAGCCCCTGCTAATAACATCTGTGCTACTCTATCATCTACTCGTTCGTTTGTAAAGTAAAGATTAGTTACTTCAGGTATATCAGCAGTAGTTACTGCTTTGTTTTGCCACTTAGACAAGGTAGAGTTATAGCTAAGTAAATTATTGTTAGCTAAGGAAGAAATTTGGACATCGTCTAGCGCAGTTAATAGTTCCTCCCCTGTAACTAGATTTCCTCCAAAAGTAACACCATCGCCAATATAAACTTTCTTCGTGTCTATTACATAGATAATCTCCCCTTGTGCGAACACAATGGGCATCCTATCTATTTCTAATCCACGTCTTAGTTTAATTGCCATAATACAAATATAATATATTTATTAAAAATTGCCACCATCAAAACTAAAACCTCCTCCAGGAACTAAAAAAGTACCTCCGTCTATCTCTAGTACTCCTGTACTTGCATCATTGGTAGTTGTGTTAATCCATAGATCTAAGGCTGCATCGTATACTAGTACTTGTCCGTTGGTAGGAGAAGACAAAGAGACGTCGTCTAGGGCGGCTAATTGAGAAACTCCTACTGCATCTTGCTTAAGGTCTTCTAAAGAGTACTTAACTGTTTTATTAGTAATCTCAGAGACTCCTAGTATATGTGTAGGGAGTTCTTCTGGTAAGGCTGATATTCTAACAACAGTTCCTGGTATGTGAGTTGTTTGGCTCATATGGCGATGTATTCTCCTTGTTCAGTTATTAATGCGATTTTTTCTATTCTTCCAGAAGGCAATCTATTATCACAGAATAATAACTTGTAGTCTGGATGTTTTTCTTGAAATCTAATACTTCCGTTAGGAAGACTGCTATCTCTAAGTAAAGTTGTCTTAAAAGAAACTGTTATAGGTAGTCCTCTAAAGGTTATTACGTCCTCTTCTAGAGAGTATACGTTAGTTAGTAGACTAGATTCTTTTTTTAGTATTAGTGCATCCTGTGGATTTATATAAGCATAAACGGAATAAGCATCAAAAATTTTTTGAATTAACTCTTCTGCATATCCATTTTGACTCCACATAATATGTTATATCGTTACTACCTCTACGTTAGATGGATAGATTGCCTCCAGTGCTGACTCAACGGCATTAACGAGCAAAGTTTCTGCTGCCAATGTTTCGTAATCCGCAACCGATAATTCCAAGTTTGAAAAAGTGGTGTTAAAATCTTCAATGCCTTGAATCGGGGCTTTGCCTTCTGCCAATGCTTGTACACTTGCAAAAACAAAGGTTGCGATTTGGGCGGGAATGATTCCGTCTTTTTGTGATTTGTTATCCGAATATCCTTCGGCAATAACAACAACCGATCCACTTGGGATGCTTAATCCCGATGTCAAATTTACGGGGGTGTTAATTTGTATAAGTTTCATATTTTTATGTATAAATAAATCTTGTTGTGTTTGGCATTTGTCCGTTCAATCTTGACCTCAATGTTGATTGTGTTATGTTATACAAGTCGCTTACTTCTTTTGCACAAGAATAGTAAACTCCAGTATATGTGTCTAAAACAATCTTTGCTTTTGGCGCACCTCCATAAGAACGAATTTTTGATAACTTGTTTTTTGTTTCTTGTGATACAATTGTTCCTTTTTTTGCTTGACTTAATTTTGGGAATTTTTTGCCAATTTTACTTAAACCCATTTTATTCTTACTTTCATCCGAATGTTTCTTGCCAAAGAAGGCATTTTTTTCACCCCATAAATCACGATTCCTTGCACCTTGTCTAATTGCTTCTAATGCTGCACCTGTGTATATTCTACCCTTAGAACTTGATGCGGTTGGGCATAGATTACAACACCATTGATTCCCAAAATGCTCATCAATATATCTTTGTTCAAGAAAGTCCAAATGTTCATTTCTGCAATGTACAATAATTTCAAATTTGAACATTCCGTATTTGTTTACGATGGCTTGAATCTTTGGATTTCTATGTTTGTTTTTAGACGCTGATTCTTTGTGAGTGCCTTTTCTACGCTGCAAATCAACGGCTTGACCATAATAATAATAATTATTATTGTCCCAATACAAACGATATATTCCACCTTTATTCATTAATGCAAATCTATCCAAGAACTTCCATTATACACACACAATTTCAATGTAGTTATGTCCATTACCATCAAACCCGTGGCAGGTGTTGCAATGGCGTTCTTTTGGGTTGTGGTCATTCGGGGTGGGAGGAATCCTTTGGTGGTGGAATCCGCTTGTAAAATTGCACTTGCTTGT